ATACCGATGTGTGCGATGCGAGACAGTGCCGAGAAGTAGAACAACGCAAGATCTCCACGCCGTGGACGCTTCGTGGTTGTGCCATCGCGGATGTGTTGGACAGGTAACCACAGGCTGTTTGCCTTGAACCATCTCGACCAGTCGGGACAATACGCACTGCGAGGAAAAGTCTCGTCGTACACGATGCCGAGCTGCGTGGCTGCTTGCTTGTGGCGGAAGCGAACGTGTGCTGCGCACCACGGAGAGCCAGCAGGGACAGGCGGTTTGCAGGATGCTTGATACGCTTCGACTGCCTTCCCGCGATTCTCTCCGACTTCCTGGACGCCTATATTCGCGATGGCCAGTTCAGTCGACAGTAATGCTATTCGGCGTTCATCCATGATGTATACTCCTAACGTCCAACCGGGTTCTAAACCTAATCCTCACGCCTCCAGACCCCTTCCTGGAGGCGTTTCCTTTTTCAGTCGTCAAGCATTCCTTGACAACTCACAAGGATTACTTGTCACATCAACTTGTAAGGATTTCTTACAAGTTCACCATTTTTTGACGTCACCAAAAAGGTCAGGAGAACGTCTCAGCATCGTCGCTCGATGACACGATGGTGATTCCATTCGTCGTGTGCGTGTAAATGAGATACACGACTCCGAGGCGCCAGTAGCACGCAATCTCATCATCCGACACATTACCTGTCACCACGTTCGACGCAGATGTGATGACGTTACCCATCGGGTCACGCTTCACGCGCTGGATGTTCGACGAGCTCGTGCGGAAGAAGATATATTCCATTCCATTCGGGGAGACACAGACTGTTCCGTGTGCCCCGGTCCCGATTGTTGTTGCCACGCTGACTGTGTTCCCTTCGTCGTCGGTTGTGTACCGCTTCACTTCACCGCTGGTCGTGTCCACGATGATGATGAGACTCATCGCACCACTGTGCTTCTGGTACGCCAGGCTGAGACATTCCGCGTTCGTGATCGGCGTCGTGACCTCGTCCCAGTTCGTTCCGTTATGTGCTCGCGAGTGGTACAGCTTCACGCCACCAGATGCAGTGATGACACCATAGGTCGCCTGCTGTGCTGGAGATACGTCCGCAGCGGTGCAGTTTCCTGCCTGAGTTTCTTCGCGGAATACAGCTCGCTGACGCTTCGCGGAGTACATCGGATTGACACCGACACTCGATGCTCCGATGACGATGGAATGATTCGCTTTGCCGAGTCCGTATGGTGAGCCGGTCTGGTAGTTTCCAAGCGCATCGAATGTCGAGTCTGTTCCCCTGGACGAGGAATCGCTCGAGAGCTGAAGCGTCACTGTTCCAGTAGTCGCTGGGTCTCCTGATGTATCGAAGACAATGCCATGCGCTGGTCCACGAAGGATGGTGCCGAATGGAAGGTACAGCGCTGAGTCTGTCCCGCCATTGACATCGAACGGGTCGTACAGATCAGGAATGAAATCACCGTTTATCGAGTCGAATAGAGTCTGCGCCGTGATGGTGCCTGTCGCAATTTCAAACCCATAGGCGAAGTCAGTTCCAGATGTTGCGTTCGGCGTTGCGAGGATTCCACCGCCATAAAGCCATGTGCTGATACCAGTTCCACCATTCAGGAAACAGTCGCGCAATGGCGGTTGTGACACGCTACAGGTACCACTGCCCGGGTACGCCACACTGTTCGTGGCAGTCCAGCCAGGATGTCGGACAATCGAATCATCGGACGCGTTGACTTGACCAGCGAGGTCGCTGATCGAGAGCGGCGTGACACTGTATGTCGTGACACCAGTCGCACCGCCGACAGTCTTCTGCCACCAGTAGTCGCTCTCCTCTTCATCGCGCCCATCGTTCTTCTGTTGCCAGAAGCGTCGTGAATAGTAATACGTGGTCGTGTCAACTTCGGCGACAATCGCTGGTGTGATGCGTTCGTGCTCATATCCCAGACCAGATGGAACATAGTGTGAGTTCGTGAAGCCGTTGGTCGTGTCCTGCTTGAGTGTCGTTGTTCCGAGGTCAATCGCCCCTGTAGCGATGCGGAGACGCTGGCATGACGTAACACCCCAATATGCCGAATCGACGCTCTCTGAGCCAGCGTACGAACTGCTAGAGGTATTCTTGCGGGGGTAGGGGTTGTCCTTGCCGTCAGTGAGCGGAAGCGCAGACACAGACCATGCATCATGACTGCAGAGGTCGATGGTCACTGTCTGATACGACGTCGTTGCAGCTGTGATGTTCCACGTTTTTGTGTTGCCATGGTAGTCGGTTATGACGAAGGTCCCTGCCACGCCTGTCCCGCTTTGCGCCTTGATTTGGATGTCAAGGTAACGATATCCGGACATGCCTTCGTATGGCGCGAACAGTCGGTCGTTGCCTGTCCCTGTGATGCTTCGTGTCGTTGCATAGGCGAGTGACCAGCCGTTGAAGCGGAATCCTCGGAACATGCACCGCGTCTCGGTTGATGCCTCACCGACATCTGTAAGTGATGCCGATGTGATGGCGCATGAGATGCTGATTGGAACGCTATCAAGAGCAGTGGTTTTTGAATCACTAGAACTATTCTTGACAATGTCGCTGACTGATGAATATTGATAAAAGGTGTCAGATGATGAGATCGAGCCGGTACCAGATACATCTCTGTATCCTGTTGTTTCATAATCGAATCCAGTTATCCGACAAGTAAGACTGTCAGGATAGGAAGTAGACCAGGCGCGAATGCGACCATTTAATGCACATGTGGCGGCAATCCTCGCATAACTGGTTAGGTCTACAGTTATATTGTCCAATGTGCCGGCAGTCATTGATACTGACCAGTTTGTGGTTGATTGACCCAGATAAGAGTGTGTGTGTGAAGCAGCGTATGGAGTCACACCATTAACCAGATAATTTGTAATCGATGCCGATGCTGTTGCCTCGTCCTGGCAGACACCAGCGAACGATGCGCCAAAAATGTACAGCATTCTGTGACGAGCTCCGGATGCATAGGCTCCAGTTGCTGTACACGCTGTACCACCAATCGTCAAAGTGCACGAAGGAGTGCTGCCATACCGTGAAAGTTCATACCATTCGTATGACGTAGAAGGTGGAAACACAGTTGGTGCGGATGAGATTGAATATGATGTTTCAGCTATATTCCATAGTTTGTCAGTGCCAACAGTACACGACCATGATCCTGTTAGTGTTGCTGCAACATCTACCCATTCAGTCGCGAAACTCTCTGTACCACTGGCGACAGTTTTGACCACAGTCGTCGAATGACCATAACCATCATTCGATGTCATCGTCAGGTATATGAACCATTGCCAGTTTGGCGCGTGTGGTGTGCTTGTCCATGACCAGGTCCATGTACTGTATGCACCTGTATGTGAACCTGGTCCGCCGATGCTTCCATCCACATAACCGAGTTTTGCTGCTACAAAAGGAATCAGATCATTCGGATACACAAGGATGTTGTAACTAAGAGACAGATCGCATTGAGCTGTAGCACTACGTGTGCCGTCAAGGTACGCCATTACTCTTCTCCAAAGAGGTAATGACCACGATAGACGGCTTTTCGGAACTGCACAGCCCCATTCTCGACCACGAACTCGATGCTCGGAATTGCGATGATTCTATATAGACCCTTAACCGTCACGCCATCCGGATTCATAATCGTCACGATGTCACGGACCCATAGAGGTCTATTGTTTGACGATAGCACCAAGAAGTCACTCTCCCATTCGATGAGGATGCGACCTGTTACGAGCCGATCTTGGAGCGAGAGTCTGGCTTGATATGCCACATCAGCATTCGTGATACTTGGATCTGCGAGGATGTATGGCACTGGTCGACCACGCCAGTTGTAAGGTCGGTCGGCTGGTGCTGTTCCTGCTGTCTGACTTCCAACATCAGCATTATATGAATAGATAAGGTCACCATTTCGAGGGTCCTGACCTATGACCGTAATCTGATTACATTCTGGTGTTTCATAGTGTGCAGTCATCTTGCGGACGACGCGCTTCGCCTGCAATGCTCCAGACACACCAGCAGCAGCTGCTGCAGCCACGCTTTGGTACAACGTCATCACACTGTCAAATGACAGGTCATATGGATTTGCCCACTGGTATTTGTAACCAGACGTAGTCGGCGACCATCCAGTAATGAATGTCGCTGCATAATCCGTCTTCAATCTGTTCAACATCGATGCGACACTGTCACCACGCTGTGGAACAAAAGATGAATAGCCTCTAGCAATGTCAGGACTTCGCGAGATATTGATTCCAGTTACATCGTTATATTCAAGGTATGTCGCCGGAGGATAACCGACGAGTGTCATCATGTCGCCGATGGCATCCTCAGCTGTGTATCCATCATAAAGGATTCCATCCTGGAACATATACAGCTCGAAGTCACGTGAGCGGTCCTGTCCTTCAAACTGCAGTTTTGAGAAGTTCAGCGAGAGGTCCGCTTGTTCATACTGAATCTGCGGAGGCGCGAGTGTTCCTCGGAATATGTCGATGTATGTCGGTGTAGGCGTTGCACTATTTGAGATCGCCACACGAATCGGACGGTCTGATGTAATCTGCGGCTGTTGGACGCCAGCAGTTTCTAGTGCTGCACGCCTGGCGCTCATGCGAAGCGTGGTCCTACTTGTCTCATCGACCGATAAGACCAGGTCATCGATGTACTCCGTGATGTCCACAGGAGCGTTCGCCGTCGCCGTTGCAGCTGGCGTGTACGTTGCCATGGCTGCAGCCACACCAGACGTCTTTGTGTATGGCGATGGTGTTGTCACTTCCAGTTTCAGTCTGATGGTGTCTATGACGCCGTTCGGCGTGTATGTTCCACCTGCTGACGTAACGACGCTGACAGTTTCTGTGATGCTACCCGTTGAAGTTCCAGCCACATCAGACCAGACAGTGCCAGTGAAGGTCGCACCAGTCGGAGGAGCGTACCGGAGTTTGATAGGCTTTGAGTAGAACACGCCTGTGGTCTCGAATGCGATTGGAGCGATTTGAACAGTCGGACGACCATAGGGAACCTTCCATGCGAATGAACCGGATGGCACGATTGTTTGTCCAGGAGAGTCAAGCACATCCTCGAACATGTGGCTGAAGTTTGCACCGAACGTCGACGTGACAAGCAGCTCGCGACGCTTGAACGGAATCAGCATCAGCGCAATGTTGCGCTGTCCTACTGCACTTGCGCTCGTGACGCTTCGTCCTGGCGTTTTGTTGGTGTCGCTTTGGTCGTAGACACCCTTCTGGATTCCATCCTTGTAAACGATACAGGAGCCATTCGCACGGAATACGAGCTCAACAGTGGACGCTCCACCGTAGCCCCACTGAACGCGAAGGATGGGCAATGGCGAAGCATCGACCCAGTTCGGAACGTATGCGCTTATGTACCATCCCTGATTGACACCATACGATGCAGTGGTTCGGACCCATTCCGCATTTGCTGTGCCGAGTGTCGTTGCAGTGAGGTAATAATCGCCGGCAGCATTGACCTCCATCTGCTTCCATACACTACCTGTAGTGAGCGTGTACGCGCTCCTAGGCACACGCGCATAGAGTCCGCTGTAGTTGCTTGACCATCCTTCGGTTACAGGTAGAGGCGCCGGCATGGCTGTCATGGTCACACTGTCAAACCATCCAGTGGAGAACTGTCGGTCCCACGAAGTTCCATCGGCACCAACACACACACGTCCTTTGTCTGGACGTGGTTCAGGACAGTCGACTTCGACCAGGAGTGGCCAGTTTGTCGCCATTAGATTCGCCTCATTTCGGTGACCAGTTGCTGTCGACCATACTGAATCATCATCTTCCGCATCGAACGCTCAAGGTCAGTAGATGCAGGAATAAGCGTCTGTGGAATGATTCCGACTCCACCCTGATTGGTGGCATTGTTTCCAGCTGACTGTATCTCCGCAGCCGTGACACCGATGGCGCCGAGTCTACCGCCTCCGAATGTCTGTTTCCGGAGGTCGAGAAGGTCTCGAGTCGAGCCAGTGTTCTTCGCGATCTCGAACAGTTGACCTTCCATTGTTTTGGCCATGTCAACGAATGCAGCTTGCATCTTTGCCGCATATTCAATAATGCCCATCATTGTATTTGCTAAGCCATAACCTGCAGACTTTTCAGATCCTCCAGTAGAAGGCATTGGCACGCTTTGAGCACTTCCACCCATGCGACTAACTTCTGGTGGTGGTAATAACTTCGTTCCAGACCCGCCTGTTGCTTCGACCTGTGGAATGCCTGGTGCTTTGAACATCTTGTCCATGATGGCGAATGCGCCAATGGTAAGACCAGTCGCCGCAATGATTCCCGCAATCGATGCCGCTGCTGCTGCTGGGTTTGCAGCTGCCTTCGCGACCACTTCCGCGATTGTCAATGCGCGAAGCGCCGTCACGGTTGCATAGATCGCTTTGACGAATATTCCAAACTTGACAGACACATCGACAATGAAAGCGGCGAGACCGATGCCGATCAATGCTTTGAACATGGCATTCGCCGCTGTTCCTGCTTTGGTCATTTCTTGAATCAGTTTCGTCGTGCCTTCAAGTGCAGATGTAACAGCCGGACCGAAGGCGACAAGCATCGAAGCCATCACGTTTCCGACTGCCACCTGTAACTGGTTGTATGTGTCTGCTACGTTGTCGACAGCCGTCTGTAGACCGGCAGATGCCTTCGGCATAGCGTTGAACGCATCGGCGATTCTCTTGGCTGCATCTGCACCACTGATACCCATTTTGCGAATCTGCTCGGCGTTCTGTGTTCCGAATGCCGCCTCCATCGCTTTTCCAAACGATGGCAATGCTTCGCGAAGTTGGTTCAGTTCTTCCTGGTTTACTTGCGTTCCGTTGGCGAGCTGGCTCATTGCAGTGATGACACGTTCGACTGTATCGGCAGATGCACCAACAGAAGCCACAGCATTCGCCACACCTGCGAGTGCCTTCTCGGCTGTATTCGCGTCAAACTTTGCGGATCTCAGGCGAATGAAGCCCTTCACCGTCTGCTCGAGGTTGATACCTGGAAGGAGCGCAATCTTCCGAAGTCGGTCCATCTCAGCCGTCAGTTCAGATGTAGAGCCGACAGTCGTGGCGAGAGCACGCTGGAGCGAGTCGTAGTTTACAGCTGCATCGAGTGCAGACTTTGCGAAACCAGCGATGGCCGCTCCTGCGAGGAGACCTTGAAACTGCTTGCCGAGTGCGTCAGAGGATTGTTTCGTCTGGTCGAATGTATCGGCGGTTTGCTTTGCTTCAGACTTGATGTTCCGAAGTGCCTGAACAGCATCGCCGGCGCCTGTAACTTTGAAAACGATGTCGAAGATGCCAAGCGCCATTAGATAGTCCTTTTCGCCAGCACCGACATCACGGCCTTGACGATTTCAACAATTTGATTTTCCCAGACTTCACCAGCCCATGCGACTTCGGCGAACTCGTCCAGGCTCAAATCGGTCTCGCTGGGATGGCGCTTCAGATGCCTCACTGAACAGTAGAGTATCTTCTGCGCCACCCCGCCTAGTCGTTTGGGACTTCGTCCACCGCTGCTTCGATGTCAATCGGGAATGCTTTGGCGAACTCTCCGACCACGTAGAGGTAAATGTCCGAGCGGTCTCGAGCGAGCTGTGCAAACCGACGCGATGGATTGATTTCACCGTCTCCAGGCTGAATCACATAGCATCGTGCCATGATCATCAGAATCTGGAGCATCTGGTCCGGGAACTCCGGGAATGCAATCTTCAACGCCTTCTGGACTTCAGGTCGAGGAAACAAATCAGCGGCCTTCGGTTCACGGAATGTGAATGAACCAGGTGCACCGATGAAGCGCTCGATGTCGACACTGTGATTCGGTCGACCTTCTGTTTTAGGAATTGCGTCGAAGATTGAACTCATTATGATCCTGACAGACCAGTGATTCCGCTCACACCGAGTTTGATGGTCGCGGTCTCGGTCTGTGTCTCCTCTGGGGTTAGACTTAGTCCTGCCTCAGTAACCATTCCGAAATACTTGATGACGTTACCGGCAACAGATGCAGCACCATCCAAGTCTACATCAATCTCACAACCGAATCCGACTTTGGTCGCGAACAGAGGACCAGTGGTGTTGTCGATGTACAGTTCGAGATTGACTGTTCCGGTCTGTGTCGTCGGCAGGGATGCTTCGTAGACCGCGCACAATGCCGTGGCGTTGACCATGTTCTGTGAAACAGTCGAGGAGAACGACTTTGCCAGACAGACGATGCTGGTTGCGGTCGTTGTCGGAAGTGCAGTCGTGTCACCCGTGAGTGCAGCTGCGGTGAAAGTGATCGTCAGTGTGACGTCTTTTGCGAGTAGTGGACGAGCCATTGATAGTTACCTCTATGGAGTTATTGTGGCTGTGTACAGTTGCACTATGCCATTGTCGACGCGACCATCCTGGCTCACGTCTACCGATGAGCTCACGCTCGTTCGATTCAGGAAAAATGGAGGAGTGGTGCTGTCTACGCTCTGCTTGTTCAGAAGCGTGTCGATGCGATCCACGATGCCCTTGATACGCGCCATCGAGACAGCGCCGGACTGTGTATCCCAACACCACACCTGATGGCTTGATGTCGTCACGATACGACCGCCACACAGCGACTGTTCATCGGTCTGACCTGCATCAGTGTGACGCACAACGATGTATGGCACTTGTGGTTGACGAAGGGATATCGGGTCCTTCTCAGGAGCGAGGTACAGGTAGATGCCCTGCTGATAGTTCGGTGCGCGATTGTCCACCGCCAGCAGTCCCTGGAGCGTCGTATCTGCTGTGAGCGTGTCATAGATCCACTCGTCGACGACTAGACTCTCAACCATTGAAGTATCTCCTCACGACGCTCGTGAATGCCGCCCACGCCTTGTCGGATGCAGGAATCGCGAATGGTCTGTTCTTCACGAACTCGAGAATCTTCCCGTATGGAGCCGCGATGCTCACGATGTACTCGTAGTCATTGACACGACCGACAGTGATGGACGAACGCAACGCGCCTGTGAGGACCGCTGGTGCTTGTCCTGGCGCGGATGCCTGATGCGTCCTATTCTTCCCGATCTTGTAAACACGACCAGACTTCTGTCCGGTCATGCTGGCAATCATCAGACGCATGGCCTTCGCCGCTGTCTCCTGTAACCAGATAGATAGCACACGAAAACGATGCTCAGCATCGTCGAACCCAGACAGGTCGACCTTAACTGTCACGGAGCGAGGACCTCGATGAGCAGTGGACCGAAGCGTCGCACCGTAGTCGATACCGTGAGTGTCAATGTCAAGCGAACTACAGCTGCTGTTGGGTACGCGTTCGGATTCAGCACAGTGACGATTCCCTGTGTCGCCATTGACTTCGTAAGCGTCACAGAACCAGACACGAAGGAATACGCCACGCCAGTCGCTGCGTTCGTGTACGTGGCGCTGAGCGTGCCTGTCGTGATGTCAATCGGTGAGCCATTCTCATCGACCAGACGCACGACGAATGTATGCCAGTCACCGACCCATGCAGCCACCTGTACGACCTGTTCAGGGTCCTCGGTGATGTTGATGATGTTCACACTCATACTGGCCTCACATAGAGTTTCAATGGTCCGAATACCTGCGTGTCGCTTGCGCCTGTTGTCCTGGTCACAGTCACAGTGTACGTGCCTGAAGTGTTTGTCACCGTAGTCGTAAGACCGAAGGACAGTCGACCATTGTCCGCATACGTCGCAGTGCCATTGTAGGTCGCCACAAGCGTTCCACCACTGTTGTATACCTTCGCCGATACTGTTGCTCCAGTGATATCGATTCCGGTTCCGTTGGCGTCTGTTACCTGGACATCGATACTGGTCGCTGTTCCGACATTGACATCGAGCGGCTGGTCTGCTCCGAGGCCATCAGCCAGGAGTTGATAAGGTCCGATGTGAACACTTGTCGCAGCTGACACTGGCGTCAACAGATCTGCGGAGATGTAGTCTGTGCCATTGTGAAGGAGCGCACCCTTGAGTTCCGTGGCGGCGTCTGTGTCGTTGACAATCGCATGGATGTCAGCATCCACACGAGAGACTCCACCAGACTGATGCAGTGTGACGAGACCTTCCTTCGAGTCCTGATCTGCACGAAGGACGTTCCATCCGAATGTCCCGTGAGTCGTGTGGTCGTTCGTCAATGCACCCCAGACAGCCGATGCCGTCTGCGCTGATGTCAAGCCACCACTGCTGAGTTTGACCGTCATTACCGCGCCGTTAGTACCGCTTGCACCTCTGACCACTACAGTGACATCGTCAGCACCAGCAGCCAAAGCAGCATCAGGCAGGTCGAGTCTGTAAACTCCCGGCATGTTGGTAGCGTCTACCTCGGCAAAACCACCAGAAGTCCACGCCTGAGCGATTGTACGGGCTACTAGAGGGATGCTTACAGAAGCAGTCCTTGTGCGGTTGTATCTGGCTGTGAGACCGCTTGTGGAGGCTGTGAGACATGTAACACCTAGGTATAGCTCGATGCTTTGTGATGTTGAGCCGGGAGCGATTGTGATAGTGCTGGCGTTGCGCTCGGTTGGGTAATAGGTCGGTGCTAGGTTAGTAGATACGCTATATGTCTGGTATCCAGCGTCAGGAGTTGCACCCGTCCAAGCGGTTGAGTATACGTCTGTCGCTTCCGCTCCGGTTGCTGTACCGAATCCTTGGTTAGGGCTGTTCTGTTCTGGACTCCAGAAGTCGGTTGCAGCTAAACCAACCATTCGTAAATAACCGTAGGTGAGGCGAGATGAGCCAACTGTAGTGGAGTTACTGCCTGTACCTATACTTGCCCTAGCACTTTGAGTGCCTATAAAACGGTTGTAATCTTCTGTACCTTGAGCGGCTGGACAAGAAATACCTACTACGTTAAAAAGGAAAAGGTTATTCCTAAACACGCTTGGGAATGAAGCGGAGCCAGCAGAGAAATCACAAGCATTGCCATAGCACCCACTAAATGTGTTGTTTGTTACATTCACTTGACAAGATTCAACATAAAGTTGATAGTTTCCACTAAAGAAAATACAGTCCTTGACTGAACTTGCATCTGCTACGTTTGACCCAGTCAGGCCAAGCATAAGCCTTGCACCTTCAAAAACACATTTTGAAATCGTGGCATTTAATGCTAGCGTCGATGGCGCACTTAATTGCAATACGGCACCCTTACTAGCATTCCCGTCATAACCCTGTTGACTAAATAAGCACTTTGAGAATGCAATATTTTGAGACGTTAGAAATGTAACTAATCCAAGACCAGAAACAGCAACCCCAGACCCTTTACCTTCAAAAATAAAGTTTGAAAAAGAAAGATTGTTTTTTGATGTGCCTTTTAGGATTGGCCCAGTATAAACAATAGCCGTATTCCCAGCACTAGAAAATCCAGATAGGCGAACAATACCGGCTGTTGCACCACTGAACTGTGATGCAGTTACATCACCAATAATTTGTACGGTAGACGAAGGACTAGTAAAACCTACCACTACCTGTTCCAAGTAATGGCCCGGAGCGACATAGATAATGTCTCCACCGACCACACCTGATGTTGCACCTAACGCTTTTTGTATAGTTGCCCACGCTTGATTTGTAGCAGGCCCTGTGCCGGTATTAGTATCACTACCGTTAGGACGCACATAATAAGTAGCCATTATTCAGCGTCTCCAGAAATGATCTGTTGTGCCATCATCACCGCAAACTGATTGACGGTTTGATACTGGAATGTTTCATCCTGCGTCACCCACCAGAAGTTAACCGATGTTCCATCAGGCCCGAACGTTCCAAGAATATTCCCGTCGTCATCTTCGATGTCACCAAAGACACGCCAGTCGGTAGACGGTGCTGGTTCCTTTTGAATGTAAAAGTTTCTTAGGTTCATTTGCCCACCTTCAGTGCGTTCATGTCCGTACCCTTGAACGGCATCGTCAAGAAGCCCAGCGCGGCACTCACCGCAGCTGTGACACCAGCCGCTACAGCCTTGCTTCCGTACAG